TCACCGTGTACCACTCTTTAGTAATCCGGACTTTAGCGCCGTTTTGTACTTGCACCATCGCGTCAACACCTGCAATGCCACGTGCTCGATGGACTTCGGTACGAGCAAAACGCTGAATCCGCCAGCGGTCGGTATTGACGATTTGACGCATCGTCTCTTTGAGCATCTCTTTATCCCAGTCATTCTTTTTAGCAATCTCGACCAAACGCTTGATTGATTGGTCAGTCCCCTGGTTAAATTCTTTCAGCGCTTCAATAGCGTGTTTATGGTATTGTCGCTTGAGCTTATCGCTAATAATATAGCCAGCCAGCTTTGCTACATCGATTCCTGCACTAATTAGTAAACTCACACCTACCGCAAATTGACTAACGCCATAAGTTAGCAATAAACCCATTAAAATAGCTTCTAATTGCTCACTTAGTGTTTCATCGGGTTTATTTGATGCTTTTTGTGAGGTAAGTGCTCGTTCGACTTTGTCATTTATAAGTTTTTCTAAAATTTGCTCAATTTGTCGTTCTTCGATTGAGTCAGTGCTTTTTATTTTGGTATCGACTTTTAAACAGTGTCCTCCGTGCGCTTGTCGTTTCTGACATGTTGCACAATTACATAACTGGATTGGCTGATTCACCTTTTTTAGTGATTGAGCATCTGGAGCTGACGACACCTCGCCACCACTATCGACTTCTGGCTTGTCGTTGACGATTACTGGCTTAGTATTACTAATCTTTAATAATTTATAACTGTTACTCAAGTTCAGTGCGTCAACTGCACTATCAAGCGAATAGCCAGCATCTACTAACTTGATAATCATCTCGACTTCAATATTTTTTGTTTCAGCAGCTAGCTTCTCTTCTTCAGCCACGCCTGGAATGTCTAAGTCGAAAGTAATTGCATAACCTAACCCACCGGTAATCCGATTAAGTTCATGTGTAAATCGTGTCCAGATTTTCAACGCCAGCGGTTTGATAGTATATTTAACGAAAATCTGTTCATCAACACGCACAGAGGCATAAGTATTATTGTCATTAACGCCACGAATCGAAGCCGGCACACCGTAAATCGAGTCGATTTTTTTGTTAGCCTGCTCAAACAATTCCTTAAGATCTAAGTCTTTATTGCTTTGCGCAAATGGGATCCATTGAATCTGAGCGTCAACCGCTTTACCAGTCGCCGTATCGATTGGTCGATGTGTATATACCACGTTATTGTTGCGACCGGCTCCGCGATGAGCTAATTCGAGTGTATCGACAATCTTATTAAACTCTTCAGCATTAACAGCTGTAATGATAAACTGCCCGGCCGGCACTGCTCCATTCTCAAACAATCCCGCTTCATAAGCGGCAATGTAGTCGTCTAAGCATGCCCACTTCTGCGCCGCATTGCTCGGACTATAGCCACTGTCAAGATCGTATGGATCAAGTCCACTGTAGATTTCTAATACCTCTTTGTCGCTATATTCATTTGCGCCCACCTGGTAGCTTTTCTTGCCACCAACTATACGCTCTGACGCACCCTCGAGAAATGTAAATCCTGCGATGTTATTTGGTGTGATATAACCTCCAGGTTGCGCCTCACCGTTCTCTTCACGCCAAACCAACACATACACTTTACGATGTACTAACGCCATCAGCGCTAACGCCTCACGGAAGTCCATACTGCTCATCTGTTGATTTGGATGATAAAGTTTATTAATAACACGCACATTTTGTAGCGGTTTGCCATTAGCATCAATAGCATATGGTCGAATAGTTGCAAATTCATTTACAATCCGTGAAATTGATGGATAGGTGTTGTCGTAAGTCAACCCCTTATAAAAAGTATGCACCCTACTTAATCCACGAACGCTTGAATTATGACTAAAACCATCAAAAATCTTGCGCTTAGTTTTTAAATTAAATATTTTCCTCAGGTTTTCAAACATATCATCACCATAACTATCTTTAGTCTGGCGAGACTAGCTAGACTATCTCACACCACCGTAACTAATAGGTTGAGGCTTAGGTGGTGTATAGAAACACAGAATAGTTGCGTCGGCTATATCTGGCGACCGATAGCCACGCTTTTTATAATCGTCTTTGGATTCAACCGCTCGTCGCCCACGACTATCCATTTTCCATTCACGAGTTGATAATTCTGATAGCAACTCGTCATTATTCAACAATGAAATCTGATCGATAATGTTTGCCAAATAAAACCATGCTTCGCTAATCAGATTTGGGTAACGATCACTGTTGTGAGCTGACGATCCGAAATTAATGGCCATTATGTTATAACCTCGCACCATCATCTGGTCGGTAACACCGCCACCAACGCCAGTGTCGTCGATCTTAATTAACACCTCACGATCATAATCCACAAACGCCTCTAATAAATCACATAACTCAGTTGTACGTTTATGCTGATAACTCGCTTGCTTGATCTCGCATAAACCTTTGCGCATCTTGAAAACCGACCTGTCTTGACCTAAACGCGCCACATCAACTCCAACCTCTATCGCTCCTTTATCCCCCACTTTACGCTCCATCGCTGCCAAGACCTGTGCCACTGATATAATATTGCGCTCAGTTTGACTCACTGCCTTGCCAAGATAATCATGAGCATAGTCTTCTGGCGTATTAAGACGTGACTGCTCGATTTCATACAGAATTTCATCAGACAGCCAACCGTTTTTCTGAGCGATTCGATAATCGGTGAAAATATGTAATACATCTTTGCGCGGTATTTTAGGCAAAAACGCCTTAATTACTGGGTCAAAGTCCGTCAAACGGTTCATCGACCAAATAATCTTTGACCCTGGCTTACGAATTGTCGGCACGAGAATACGCACCGATTTATTAGTGATGGTTTGTGCCTCATCGACCCAGGCTAGATCAACTCCCTCAAGCGATTTGATAGTTGTTTCGATATTACGATCTAGCCCCTTAAAGATAAACACTGATCCAGTAATGGTATTTATAATCCGATCATTCGTCCATTTAAACTCGCTAAAGCCATATTTTTCAATTAAATCAATTAGTAACTGATATGATGAGTCTCCGATATTATTCTGGAATTGGCGCAAGCAAGCAATGCGTAGCTTCTCCTTACGCGCCCGCAAAAGACAATACCGCGCAATTGTGTGTGATTTTAGACTATAACGCCCACCTTCTACTACCGCATGACGCCACCAATCTTCAAATAATGGTTTGTATTCAGACGCGATTTCAACTTTACTTTTTACTACTAGCGCCATCGACAAACTCCACAAGCGCTACTGGCGTGATTTTTTCACCATCGGTAGTATGATCGATGGATTCTTTCGGCTTTCCATAAACCTGATCCATCATCTCTTTAAAATCTCGCCACTCACCAGTCAATATGCATAGCGCTAACTTTCGTTCAAACTCAGGTGCTTGAGTGTTATCTCTGACGGCTCTCAGCTCATCCTTGCTTAATTCCATCATTCGTTCTAGCTTATAACGAGCAGTATCTTCTTTTTTCCAAGCGCCATTATGTCGCTTATTGCCATTTGGCTGACCGAATTGTCGCTCTCGAGGTGGTCGTTTGTTACCAACTTGATAATCTCCCTGCTTTGAGGGTGTTTTCTTTGACGCTCTTTTAATCTTAATCATAATCCTAATTCCTTCAATATTTTCTCTTTTTGACTTTGCCAATAAGTTGCACTAGCGCGATCGTTAACAGAACGATTCCGGCCATGTGCAGGCAATATCTTAATTTTCTTATCGCCAAAATCACCAAGCTGATGTACGTTACTAACTGTTATGTCGTACATTTCAGCCAGTCGGTTAATATACTCTAATGTTATATGACGATTTTGTTTCAAGCTCTCCGAAAACGGTCGGAAATTTTTACTGTAAAACATACGCTGACGCATAAACCAACGTTCGTATGCGACCAGCCCCCACTTACTTTTTACATATATCGTCTTAGCGTCATAGAACACTAAGATTAAATCGTTGACCTTGCGTATCGATATCGTATCGCAGATTTTTGGCATATTTCTCCTTTTCTCGTTAGGAGAGTGCGTTTTTTAAATAATAAGAAAAGGCGCTCCTCTCAGAGAGAAGAACGCCCCACAGTGTGTTTATTATAGCATAAACATGATAATTTTACCAGTCTTAGTCGATATCAATGTAGATTTCGCATCTTGGGTTATCAGTATCAACGCCACCATACTGCAAGTCGATACAATCGACATACTTGAAGCTATCATCAGCGATTACTTGAGCTCTCACGAGCGCATCCATAATACTGTTTGCTGCATTGTCTAAATCTCGCCTAATTCTATCTGCCCAAAAAATAATTAAAGTAATTGATACTGGCCGAGTGGGTATTTGATACCTATTTGGCAATTGCTCAATCAGCTGCATCGTGGCTCGTTTTTGCCAATCTTTGACTGGTTTTTCAGTAACTAAGCTCGGTCGTTTCATCCCACGCTTCCAAACAATCTTTTTTCTGTTTTTCTGAGCTGGAGTATTGCCTGAAATTATCAATTTCATTATGCCTCCACTTTCTGACAAAAATAGTCAATCGCTTCTTGGTATATTTTCATTGCCGTCGTGTTTTTCTCTAACGCAATCATTCGATGATTATCAATCCCGACTACAATTCGCTCAATCACTTTTGAATTAGGCACAATACCATACTTCTGACGACAGAATCTGACCACGTCATCGGTTGTGACCTTAATAAGATGGAGTTGGGGAAGCTTAGTCATCGATCAACCTTTAATAATTCAGGATTCTCGTGAATATTGCCTACAACCTCCATAAATTCATTTACATATAATCCTGGATTAGATTCATATTCTCTACCCTCTTCGTCTTTTAATTTCACATACCAGTCTATGAAAAAGCCACCTTTATTAAACTTGACCTGTTCGAAAATGATTTTTCCATCATGCGCGCGGCGGTCTTTCACAATATCGCCTTCATAAATTTCTATATTGTTTTTATCTTTAACACCTGTATATTGCTCAACCACATATTTTTCTTTAACATTTGGAAGAAACCAATCTTTACCAATAGTATTATCGAAAATCTGTATATATCTTTTTTCTTGCGTGTCCCATGCTCTAAACCTTATTTCTCGCATATTTCCTCCTTCACGAAGCCTTTAGTGATATCACCCATAGCATCAATTTCGGCTTGAGTGAATGTATTTTGATAATCTTCCCAAAACCCACTTAGATGCGATAGCGACAAACAGTAATAATCATCATTTTTAGTAAGATATCTATAATTTCCGTCAAAAATATTAATTTTGTCATCAATATCTAACCTCAATCGGTATTTCTTTTCTGGCTCGCGCTTATCCAAGGGTGTTCGAGCGTAGCGGTCAAGTAGGTTGTAGAGTTTGGTTTTGGTTTCGATGTCATTCACCTTTTGCCAACTTGGATAACTGGTATCTAGCTCCATTAAATAACCTTTATGTACAGCAGCAAGCGGACGATTGGCGTCTTGGAATTTCACTTCTATTTGTGCATCGTCCTCCACAATACCATAACCTAATGCTTTTACTTCTTTTATGAATTCTTCTGTTGTAATGTGACTATTCATTTTTTGTCCTCTTATCTAATATTGTCAGTGCATCATAAATGCAATCCCTGAGTTGTTGTGGCGTAGTATCTTCGTTCGTCGGGTCAATTACAAATAAGTCGTAATCAATATTATCAACCCTTGCCTTTTCTAATTTTTTGAGCCTCGCTTCAATTCTTTCGAGTCGAGCAGCTAATCCATTTAAAGCAAGCTCATCTACTAAGTTGTTTAATTCAGTTATTCTTTTAATTTCTGATCTGGTTATCATTTCTTGACATCTCCTTTCTCATGTCCACAAAATTAGGGGTTTAGTTGACATTATTAACCACATGACTGGCTATACAAGGTGATGATTTGCACATCACATGGTCTCCATACACGACGGAATCGAACCGTAACCTTAGTGCCGTAAGCGTCTACCTATTCCGCCACTTGTATAGCCAGTTGAATAGACAATTGGGTGGACTCGAACCACCGTCGCGTACGTGTTGCAACACGGCTCTACCATCTGATTTACAATTACCTATCCAGTCATGCGGTTAATATGTTAACGTTCGCCCAGTTTATTGACATATGGCAGGTCACTAGTCAACGGCGTTTACCTATTCAATTGGCTCTAAATCTTCAATCACTTTTTCGACCTCAGACTTGTTGTACCTTTTGCCGTTGATTTCGATAGTGCCTTTTGGGCTGTCTATATCAACAGGTTGGTAGTTTAATCTCTTCAAGTCAGCAACCGTACACCAAGCCCAAGCCCAATCGTGATGATTATGGTCACTCAATAAATAACAGCCGTCTACTACTGCCAGGGTTTTTCTAGTCTCACCATCATTACAGACGAGATCACCTGTACGGAGAGTATCTAGTGTCTTTGTTGCTGGCTCAAGCATCTGATCATTCCAATCCCAAGTATTCTCCTTAACTTCATAGGTGTCTGTTTGTATCTCACTCACTGTGAGTATTGTGTCACCTAATTTTGTCATTTTCTCATGTACATAAATATCATCATAATAAACACCACCGCAGAGGTCTCGACGCACCCTAACTTTATCTCCAACCTTAAATCTTTCTACTGACATAACTTTTCCTTTCTTTATTATTCCTCAACACCAATTTAATAAGTTTATATCGTTTCATTTTATTTTTCCTTGTCTTTCTTTAGTTCTAAATATAATCTTTCAATAAAGTTAAAATTGATTTTATCGCCAAGTCCTGCAACTTTCTGATAGATTTCCTCCTCGCTAGGTGAATTAGCACAGCCTAGATAGACTTTTAAGCCTTCATAATCATCGTTGACCACTACCAGTGCTGATTGAACACCTGTTGGATACTCAGCGCTACCTAAAATAGATAAATCGTGTCTGATGTTATATTCCATGATTTTCCTTTTCTTGACATCTATGTCCTGGTTCAAAATCAACGTAATGTCGCCACAAGATATCTTGCCATTTATCATAAACTTCTCGACTTGCAATAAACATATCGCCAGTTTCTGGGTCTACTCGCAAATCACCATCTGCCACCATTTGGTTGAGTTCCAAGATTTCTTCGGGTGATATCTTATCGATATCCACATTGATTTTCATCGGTGTGAATGAGTTTTTAAGCAAGTGGTCTAAGTATATTATTAGTTTTGGTGTCATTTTATTTCTCTTTCAATGCTTTAATAATATCTACGATTTCCATACCAGTTTCTTGGTTGATTGCAATAAGCATTCGTGTGACCGCTTCTTTGGCTTGGTCATCAAAATAAACTGCACAACCAGTTCCAACTCCAGCTGGGTCTTCATCTACACTAACGTATTCTGACAATATATCTAATAGCTCCTTGGCTTGATTTTCGATTTTAATGCGCTCTTCTGGGTCAACATAATCTTTCATTGCTTCGTCATACTACTCCCAGCCGTCGACTCCTCCAGCCTCTAAACAACTTAACTTTTCTTGAGCTCGTAAAAACTCGATGTATTCTTTTTGACTAATTTCTACCATTTTAATCTCCTTCTTAATGTGATATTTTTAAGCCCAGTTCTGGGCTTAAATTATTAATTTACTCACTTCTGACCACCACAGGGCTGAGGAGTTCCCTCAAACACTCATCAACACCTGCGTTATATGAAGAGGGCAGGTTTAGGCTGCCCTGTGGTAGCCAGAATTAGTTTGTTAATGTCAATAGTTTCAGTTAGAAATTGATTGATGTCATTTCTTTCATTTCCTTTTATTTAGCTTTACGATCTTCTTCGGATTCACCGAGTGTTGCATTGGTCATTTCGACTTTTGAGCTTGGTACAACTGGTTTAGCAGCGGCTGCAATTTGTTCTTTAGTGGCTAGGGTTGGCACTGGGTCAATCCACGAATATTCAGCGTCACCACGCACGCCATCAACGATTTTGGTAAAGTTTGGTTCGATGTAGCGACCGAGTCGACCGGTGCGATCTTTGGCGACATATTTGTCGCTAGCTGGATCGACAATGATTAATCGCTTAGTTTCGCCGGTTTCGTTATCGTTGGCGGTGGTCATGTAGCCAACGATATCGACTAAGTTTACTAATTCCTCAGACAATCGAGTGGCAATCATCGGGCGTTTAATCATTCGCCCCTCGTCGTCTTTTTCTTGCACATGAGCCACAATCACAATATGCTTGCCACTGTCGCGCATGGTTTTTAAGAA